ACCGGATGGCCGCGCGATTTTTTACCCTTTTGACGTGGCGCTCTCTCTGCCGTCCGTTTATTTTAACTTCAATTCAGTTTAGCGCATTTTTGAGTTCCGCTCACACGTATCGTTTTTTGCGCCCGTGTGACATGTGCGCTAATGTTTAACTTTTTTGACTAGATTTATTGGAGACCGTTGGATAAATCTAACTGATATTTTGAACAATCAACGGTCACATTTTAACACCATGGGCCATTATTTGTTAAGCTGACATCTTTAACTCCATTGTACTATGTATTGTGACTTCGACCAATTAAATTGTTTTTTGAGAGTCAATTTAATTGCTGTGTTCATTCTGTTGTGTTATATATCTGTGGACAATGTTATGGAACAATACATATTTCATAAACATTTGATCATTTACCTATGAATTTCACCAGAAATAGACGTGGTTTGACAACTACTTCGCGTAGAAGTAGTTATAGGTATCCTTTGTCTAGACGATCGTATGGTGTGAAAAGAAACAATGGTAGACGTGGGCCGAATATTCCAAACAAGGCCCATGAAGATGGAAAGATGTCAGGTCAATGCATACATGAAAATCAGTTTGGTCCAGAATTTGTTATGGCCCATAATTCACCCATTTCAACTTTCATTACATACCCTACTCTGGGTAAAACTGACTCCAGTCGATCAAGGTCGTATATTAAGTTAAAACGTCTACGTTTTAAGGGAACTGTGAAAGTTGAACGTCTTACCCCGAATGTTAACATGGACGGGCTACATCCAAAGATAGAAGGAGTCTTTTCAATGGTGGTTGTGGTCGATCGAAAACCACATTTAAGCCCGTCCGGATGTCTCCACACATTCGATGAATTGTTTGGTGCCAGGATACACAGTCATGGAAATTTAGCTATTACTGCCTCGTTGAAAGACCGATTCTATATACGCCATGTGTTTAAACGCGTGATGTCTGTCGAGAAAGATAGCACGATGGTGGATATTGAAGGGACGACAACATTATCTAATAGGCGTTTTAATTGTTGGGCTAGTTTTAGAGATTTTGAACGTGATTCATGTAACGGTGTTTATGCCAACATTAGCAAAAACGCCTTGTTAATTTACTATTGCTGGATGTCAGATAATGTGTCTAAGGCATCTACATTTGTATCATTTGATCTGGAATATATTGGTTGAGTGATAAATTGTGTTTAAACCTGTCAAGATTTTTATTAAACGTCAAATGATAATTTGCACACGCTATTCAAAAATGCACAAAGACATTATTTATTTAAGACACTTGGGCTCGGAAGGAATACAGTTGCTTTTAATACATTCTTGGGCCGTTGTTCTCACCAGCTCGTTCAATTGGGCCATTGATATTGTTATACTGGACTCTGCCCTCCTTGCACCTACTATTGATGCTGATTCACCCGGGTCTAAGACACTGCTGTCTAATCTATGCAGTTGTCTATATGGATGGGTTGTGTTCTCAACCTCAGAGTCCGCATCGGTTGAACTGACTCCTATGGTGCTTCTTGTGGCCCATGTTTCTCCCGGTTTGATCGTTATTGGGCTGTGTATGCCATATCTCGTTGTGGATGCGGACTTGATCAATTTCCGTTCATAATGACCATATCCCACATGAGAAAAATCGACATCGCTCTCCTTGAACTGTTTCGATAATATTTTAACTGTTGGAGCCCTGAAAGGGATATCAACCGAATGCTTTGCTGTGGAGAGCTTTAACTTCCCTTTGAATTTCGCGAAATGTGTTCTTTGATGGACATTTGTGTCGCACACTCTATAGTATAATTTCCAGGGAATTGGGTCTTTGAGCGAAAAAAAAGACGACGAGAAATAGTGGAGATCTATGTTACATCTAATGGGAAACGTCCATGACGCTTGCAATGACTCATTGTCCGTCATTCTCTTGTCATGAATCTCCACTATTACTGATCCTGTTGCGTTGATAGGAACCTGTTGTCTGTACTCAATCACACAATGGTCGATTTTCATACAACTACGACTGATTCTAGCAGTTAACTGAGACGCTGTGGACGGAAATTGCAATACTATCTCAGTTAGGTCATGAGAAAGTTGATATTCATCACGCTGAGACTCTACGTAATTGAAAACTGCGGGTGGATAAGCTAACTGAGACTCCATAGAACACAATAATAATAAATAAAAATGGCCGCGCAGCGGAATGGCAACGACGAACTGATCAAGGAACAAGGAAATGTTTTTATTGCTGTGAAAACAGCAGCTGACTAAAGGAAATAAGAAGTTGCTTTCTTATTGAATATGTGATTCTTGTTTGGTTTAAATAGACATGACCATGATCGTACAACCTAATTATTAAATATTATGTCCTCACATATTCCATTCATCTTTTATTTACAAAGAAAAACAAATAAAACAATGATATTGTTAAGAAGTCTGGCAGTGGCATGTTTGTAAATAAAACGATGTCACCAATTGAGCTCGAGCTCCGCTCTAAAACTCTATAGCAATCGGTGAATTGGTGACAATATATACTAGAACCCTCTATAGAACTTCTAATCCTGTTCGCACACGTGGCGGCCATCCGCTATAATATT